GACTTTTATGCGCATTGAAATAATGATCGATAAAGAGCAGAAGATTAGCCAGTCTACCCTGGACGCCCTTGAATCCGAGCTTTACCGCAATCTGCGCCCCCTGTATCCCAAAACGGTAATCCGTATCCGTAAAGGTAGCTCTAACGGTGTGGAACTGACCGGACTGCAACTGTACGAAGAAAGAAAACAAGTGATGAAAATTATGCAGAAGGTGTGGGAAGACGACAGCTGGCTGCATTGATTTTGTCAATAGACGCTTGTTTTTACTAATCAAAAAGGGTTACATATGAGTGAGAGGCGATGTCAATCAGATATCGCCTTGTTTTTTGTCAAGAAAAGAATAATAGGCTAAAAATGAAAATTAATAATGTAGCGTTACCAATATCTCTTGCTGTAATCCTAACTGGTTGCGTGCCACATGCTTCTAACCGAAATATCACTGCTATTGAAGTGGTGAAGCCTGCTATTGGGCAAAGTGCTACCGCCTACATGGGCGATCCCATTATCACATCTGCTACTGGATTTAAAACGGACGTACTAGAACTTGGTGCGGCTAATGGTGCATTGTCTTCTATCGCTGCTGGTACATATTGCAGTGAGGGGAATGGAATTTACCGCAATTATCATAACCCTCGAGCTGTTGCGTTAAAAAATCTCTATGGGCAAATCGGTAACTATGTTGATTATGTTAGTTACGATGCTGCAAAAAATGAGATATCACCGCCAAATGGTACTTCTTATACTGCATCAGAAATTTCTATCAAACGTGTTCCTGATGGGCTGTGTCGAGTTAGTAACTCATTGGTTAAGACTATCGAATACAATGGAAATGCAGGCGGTGTAATGAAGTTCACCTATCGTGAATTTGCAAACGATATGGCTCGTGCAGCATTTACAACAGATTTTTCTGTAGATTCTAAGGGAAGTGACGTTATCGCTTACAAAGGTGCCAAGTTCAAAGTGAACAAGGCTGATAACTCGTCTATTTCTTATACAATTATTTCTGGCTTTGACAAGGCTGTCACGTTCTAGGTTTCACGCTTACTGAGTATGTTACGATTTTGCACATTCTGCATAAACGCGCATGTCTATGCTGCATGAGATCGCATGATCGTTTGAGGATCTTTTGTGTTAAGGCCCGCCAGTTCTGGCGGGCTTTTGCGTAGATCATGCAGGTGCATGAAAACTGCTACATAAAGCGGGCAGGCGTGGCGGGGATACGAGCGCGCGCAAGGATGTTTAACTGTAATGTTGCAATTGAAAACGTTATGATTTTATGAAATTCTATTATAGATTTACCCCTGTGAGGAATATCAATGGAAAATAATGTAAACTCTAAGAAAAAGATTGATTCAGGTAACCAAAGATTAGCATCTTTATTGGATGATGTTACCCGTGGAAATATTAAAATTCCTGCGTTTCAACGTGATTTCGTATGGACGGATGAGCAGATATTAGGTTTGATTGACTCCATTTATAGTGGTTACCCTGTTGGCTCGTTGTTATTATGGTCAACAAAGACACCGTTAAAGTTTGAAAGAAATGTAGGAGGTTTTCATCTTCCTGACGTGAAAGAAGATTATCCTGTTAATTATGTTTTGGATGGGCAGCAGCGGTTAACAACTTTATTTGGAGTATTCAATGCCCACAGGAAAACAGAAAACAGTGATTTGGCATCTAGATTTAATATACATTATATTCCTGCTACGGATAGTTTTTGCAATGTTGTCGATATACCAAAAGGAAAAAATAGTGTTGCATTAAGCAGTATTCTTGATACCTCAAAACTACTGCCTGAATTAAGACGATTCCCGGCAGATGAGCAAGATAGAATCGCAAATTTAGTTGATAAATTTAAAGATTATGAGTTCCCTATTGTTACGATTAAAGAAAGAAGTAATCAAGAAGTTTGTAGAATATTCCAGAGAATTAACTCATCTGGTACAAGTTTAAGTACAATTGAGTTGCTAACGGCTTGGACATGGTCAGAAAAATTTGATTTGCGCACAGAAATGGATTCATTAAAAGAATATCTTGCGTCAGTTGGATATGAGCAGATTGATGAAATTCTTTTGATGCGTTGTTTGACGGCAATAATCAATAAGAAGATTGATTCTGATACTTTGATTGACATTGATCCAACAACTCTTCTATCCGCAATGGAGGATTTAAAAAGAGGTATCCGCAATGCCGTTGATTTTTTAGCTAATGATCTAAAAATAAAAAATTCAATTTTTTTACCATTCCCAATAATGTTAGTACCTATAACCTATTTTTTCTCAAAGGTCTCTCGCCCAACGGGTTATCAATATAGTTCAATTAAAAGATGGTTTTGGTGTTGTGCATTTTCGCAAAGATATAAAGCAGGAACAAACACCTATGTTATGGAGGATGTTATCGCCATGGATAGCGTTATAAGTACTCCAGATAATTATATTCAACCAGTACCTAAAATTGAAACCGGGTTTTTTAGAAAAACTTGGAGAATTAATTCCTCAGCAGCAAAAGCATCTATTTGCTTGTTAGCTCAGTTGTCTCCACGGAGTTTTATTACAGGCAAGGTGGTTGACCTTGATACATCTTTGTCAGCATATAATTCAAGACAATTCCACCACATATATCCGAAGGCATACCTGGCTAGGCAAGGAATTCCATTTCATGAGTCAAATATAATAGCTAATATTGCATTTTTAACTGCTCAGGATAATAATCAAATTTCAGATTCGAATCCTGATGTGTACTTTCCAACAGTGCATGAGGCTGAGAGGGATATGATCTTTGATGCTGCGGTGATTCATCCGAATCTACGGAATGGAAAGAGTGCTTATGGTGATTTTATAAACCAGCGCGAAGAGGATTTAAATGAACTTGCTTTAAAAGCTATGACAGGTAAAATATAACAAACAAAATTTTTTTGTTTGTTATATTGCACGTGAGGGATGTTATTCTTTGAACGAATATTTTTGGAATAGAATAACATCCTCACATAGCCAGTTATTAATTTCGATTAGCCTTTGCTGAAGTGGTTTCAATTCATTTTTTACAAAAACCTTCGCGGCCTTCTCCACATCCCCAAACCCCCCGACATTACTAGGCATTATCCCCATCATTTGTGGCGGCACGCGGTGCGCAGCCATCATGTCATCACGGCTCACGTTTTTGATATTCAGAAACTCATCCTTCGCTGCGACTTCTGACAACGGGATAATCTGAAGTCCGTCCTTTTTGCCGTTAGGCGAGTACATAAACAGATTGCGGAAGTTGCCAGGGCCTTTGGCGCTTTTCATCGCATTGCGGAGGTTGTTCACATCCTCCTGGTTCTGCGCGGCATCGGTCATGTACATGATGAAGCCTGCATGACTACCGTTAATGTAATACTTCCGGCGGAACAGCGTGGCGGACTCGTTGAGCAAAGCGGATGGGATGGCAGAAAGATAGCCGGGCAGGCCGTAGATCTCCTGATTAATATCCGGTTCCATCAGATGAAAAATGCTGCCTTTCGTGAACTGATACGGCTGGGTTGTCATACCGTATTGCACAAACCAGTAGGTATCCAGGTCTAACCCGCGTCGGGTGTATTTTGCCAGAGCAGGATCAAGGGCGATAACTTCACCGAAGCGGTTCGTGCGTTTCTCCAGGTAGGCGTTACCAAATACCAGATAGTCCTGCACAAAACGTGAAAAAGCCTGCTGGCTGAGCAGCGGGTGAGGGATGTAGGTACTGGTCAGAATGTTGCATTTCACCGCAATTGGTGAACTGTGATGCACGGCAGCGCGGAAGGTGCGCGCCAGTCCGTCAAAGCTTACTGGTGGCTCATACCAGCGATCTGTCTGTACGCATTCCACATAGTCCAGCAGTTCGCGGCGGTCCAGAACAGGAACGGGATCGCCAAAGCTGAATGCTTCGGCTGAAGTTTGGCTTTTATGCTTGAGCTGTTTCGTCGCCGCAGCTCGGTTCTTCTTACTCTTTCCCATCAAAAAATCTCCACAATATTGCTGGTATTGGCGGATTCGCCCTGCAGCGGTTCGTTAAACAGTGCGTGCATCGTTGCCCAGGCCAGATCGGCGTGGCTGGCTTCTTCGCTGCGGCTGGCTTCATAGGTCGGGCGGTTGCCACTGGCGGTGGTGGCGCGACGGATTGCCATAAAGGACTGCGCTATGTCGGTGTGTCCGGCGTCAAACTCCAGACGGCGGTGGCTGATAATGTCGTAGGCCTTGAGTACCAGGGCGTTTTTAACGTTGGGGTTGTAGACAAACTCCCGGACGGCAGGAAAGAACGCTTTCACGTTCTCATAAACCCCGTGACCGACACCTGTCGAGTCGATACCGATATAGGTCACGTTGTACTGTTCAGTCAGTTTTTTGATGGCGTCCGCCTGGGCACGGAAGTCCATCCCGCGCCACTGGTGACGCTCAAGAATGCGGAACTTACCGCCCGGCACGGCTGGCGGAGCTACCACCACGCATCCGGCACTGTCGCCGTTCTGCGTACCTTTTGCCGGGTCATAACCGATCCACACCTCGCGCCAGCCAAACGGGCGCAGGGCCAGTGCATGAAAGTCGGTCCAGACTTCCCAACTGTCCACCATGCACGCCTGCAG